AGGATCACAAGGAGATATAGCAGCAATGGGGCAAATGGGAACAGATATGATTAATCAAGCAATACCAGCAGAATAGGTATTGTTTTTTTATAGTCCAAGCATTGTAAGACTCTAAAAGAAAATGGAAAGTGAAGTCAAACACTTAAAAAAATAGGAGGAAAACTTATGAACGAAGAAAAAATTAATGTTCAAGAAGAACCTGTTACAGAAGTAACTGAAAATACTGAAGCTCAAACAGTAGAAGAAAATGAGGAAGGTATAGCATTAACTGATACCTCTACAAATGAAGTAGAAAAAAAAGAAGTTAAAAATTATACTGAGGAAGATTTAGAAAAATTAGTTAATGAAAGAATAGATGAAATGCTTCCAAGAAAAATAGAAAGAGAAAAAAGGAAGATAGAAAAAGACTATAAAAAGAAATTAGCTAAATATGAAGAAACCGAAAGTATATTAAGTGCTGGGTTAGGAAAAACAGATATTGATGAAATCAATAATGATATGAGAAATTTCTATAAAGATCAAGGAATTGATATACCAGCATACACACAACCTAAATATTCGGATGAAGATGAAAAATCCTTAGGCGAATTAGATGCTAATAAAATAATAGATTTAGGTTTTGAAGATATGCAAGATGAAGCTAATAGATTAGCAGAACTAGGCTCTAATATGACAGTTAGAGAAAAAGCTATGTTTAATAAACTTGCATCAGAGCTAACAATTCAAAAAAACAGAAAAGAGTTAGCAAGAATAGGTGTTAAAAGTGATGTGTTAGATGATAAAAATTTTAAAGAGTTTTCTAGGCAATTTAACTCAGATGTACCTATTCAAAATGTATATGAAATGTATACAAAATTAAATGAAAAACCAAAGAATTATGATCAGATAGGTAGTATGAAAAGTACTAAAACTACATCAGAAGTAAAAGAGTATTATAGTCCAGAAGAAGCTAGTAAATTCACTAGAAAAGATTATGATAGAAATCCTAAACTTCTAGAAGCAGTAGAAAGGTCAATGACTCTTTGGGGAAAATAAGAAAGGATGAAAATTAATGGCAGTACAATTTTTTCAAAGAGAAGTATGGGCAAAGAAAATTCAAGATGCTCTTGAATTAAAATGTAAATTAATTAAGAACTGTACTAGGGAATATGAGGGAGATGCTCAATATGCTAAAACAGTAAGAATCTTAGGTGTTGGAGATCCAATGACTTCTGGTTATCAAGGTAGAGTTGACTATGAAGACATGGAAGATTTAGCACAATGGTTACCTATTGATTTTGCAGAGTATTTTTCATTTAGAGTTGATGATATAGATAAAGCTCAAAGTAAACCAGGATTACCACAAAAATACCAGAAAAAAGCAGTTGATAGATTAGCACAAAGAAGAGATATTAATATAGGAAGATTAGTAGCTGGAAAATGTATTTCAACAATGGAGGAAGCAAAGGCAACATATGCTAAAACAGAAGATGAAGCAGTAGTAATTGGAAAAGATTACTTTATTCCAAAAACTGTTGGTGAAAAGACTATTTATCAAAGAGTTGCAAAACCTAAAACTGCAAATCTTAGTGATTACTATGAAATTACTAATGGAACATATAAAGATGGAGCAGAGAATGTATTAACTGCAACAGGAAAAACTCAAGCAGCTATTAAAAATGCAATTGATGATGCAATTGTAGCATTGAGATTAAGAAACTTTGAAGGTGATGGTGTAATTGAAATAGATCCAGCAACTTACAAAGATTTCAAGAATAATCTAATTGAATTATCTACTAATAATCCTGAATTAATAAGAAGAGGTGTTGTAGGAATGTATGACACTTATGAAGTAGTAATGTCAAATGCATTATATAATGATGGAAGTCATAAATATTGCATGGCAAGATCTAAAGAAGCAGTTGCTTTTGCTGGTCAAATCAACAAAGTTGAATCAATGAGATTAGAGAATTCATTCTCAGATGGTATTCGTGGTTTAGATACTTATGGTATGAGTATCATAGCTCAAGATGAATTACAAGTTATAAAAATCCCTGTATAGTATATAAAATTAATTATATGGTAAGGAAATAAATGTCCTTACCTTTTCATGTCTATAGAAGTATAAGGTGGTGCAACTCCATCAATAGGCTAAAAGAAAGAGGTAAAATATGAATTATTATGTAGCTAAAGCTGATTTAGTACCATACGAGGGAATAGTAGTAAATAAAGATACAACTTTAACTTTTGAAAACGATAAAGTAAAACAAAAAATAGAAAATTTAGAATTAGAATCAGAAACGACAATTGAAACTAAAAAATTTAAAAGTGTAACAAAAATGACAGTACACTTAGAAGAGGGAGAAATACTATTGTTAGAGGGAGAGGGTAGAGGTTACTTTTTACCAGCAGAACCTGTTGATACAATAGAAAAAGTTATAGATGATTATAAAACATTAGCATTAACATTGGATGGTGATAATAATGACATTGAAAGAAATGAAGAACAAAGTTCTTAAATTAATAGAAGAAATAGCTCCTAATAGTGCAACTTTAACAAATGATCCAGATATTGCAGCTAAAATAAATGATGTAATTAATCAAATTCAAAATGAATTATCAAGAATAAAAAAAATAGCAGTAAGAGAAGAATTTGAAGTAACAGAAGGAGAAATAGAGGATTTTGATGACTGGTTAGATGATTTCTATCAATTGAATTTAATTAAAGGTGTAGAACATCATATAATTGATAAAAGTGTAGAGTTTTTGGGTGATGGAACAGCTCAAGTATATTATTACAAGTATCCAAAGCAAATAACAAGTGATACAGAAGATGATGAATATAAATTTGAGCTATCAAGAGATTTATTAGAAATAATGGCTTATGGTGTGGCAGCAGATTTATTAAAATCAGATATATCTGCAAATTATGGACAAGTATATTCAAATAGGTATGAAACAATGTTACAAAGATTAGATCCAAGATATCATACTGGTAATATATGGATAGGTGATGATGTAGATGAGTTCTTATAGTGCAAGTGGAGGAGTACCAAGTGGAAACTTAGTAACAAGAAAAGTAGATGCATTTGCAGGTGTTGATTTTAGTAACAGTGATACAAATTTATCTAGAAGTCCAGACAGCTTAAATATGTGGAAAAATTATAAAAATAATAGTACTGGAATAGAAACAAGACCTGATATGGAGTTAGTTGAAGAATATAACAACACCATATTTGGTCTCTTTTTTTATGATATAGGTAATACAACACACAAAATAGTACATTCAGGAACAAAACTATATGATAATGGTAATGAAATATTCACAGGTATGAACCTAAAGAAAAGTCAGTCATTTATATTTAATAATATCTTTTATATAAAGGATGGAATCAATTATTTAGAGTATGATGGACAAACAATAAAAGAAGTAGAAGGGACTATACCAACTACTTCAATAGGAGATGCATCAGGCTCAGGAACAACATATCAAGATGTAAATTTATTAACACCACTTAGAAAGAATCTAAGAATAGGTGATGGAGAAACAGTAGAATTTAAATTAGATACAGAAAATATAGATAGTGATTATGTAGTAACTGCAAAAGTAGGAGATTTAACATATACACAAGGTATTGATTTAACAGTAAATGCAGTAAAAGGCATAGTAACTTTTGATTCTCCACCACCAGCACCAACCACAGATGGACAACATAATGTAGAAATATTATTTAGAAAAACAGTACAAGGATATAGAGATAGAATTAACAAATGTAGTATGTTAGCAGTATTTGATAACAGAATATTCTTCAGTGGTAATGGAGATTATCCAAATGCTATATTTCATAGCTCATTAGAAGATCCAAGATATGTATCAGACTTAGATTATTATAATGAGGGATTAGATTTATCTCCAGTAAAAGCAATGGTGCCTGGTAACAATGCTTTATGGGTATTCAAAGAGCCTAGTCAAGCTAATACTACAGTATTTTATCATAATCCAGTAATAGATAATAACTATGGTAAAGTATATCCTTCTACACATTCTAGTATTTCAACTGGATGTGTAGCAACAGGAATTAATTTTAATGATGATATAGTATTTTTCTCAGATAGAGGAATGGAAGCTATAAGTGGAGATATAACAACAGAACAAGTATTAGCACACCGTTCTAGTATGGTAGATAAGAAACTATTAACAGAAACTAATTATAAAAATATGATACTAGAAGAATGGGAAGGATATCTACTTGTAATAATAGATAATAAAGTATATCTAGCAGATAGCAGACAAAAATTTGAGAATATCAATGTTGAATATGAATGGTATTATTGGGAATTACCAAAGAATATTACAAGTACTCAAGTAAAAAATG